AATATCTCTTTTTATTACTAAGAAAGATTCATCTGATACATTTTTAGAAAGATTTTCAAACTCACTAGCCCGTACACCTAAACTGAAAGAAGTATAAACTGGGTCAACCGGTACGACGTTAATATTTGCTTGTTGTTGTTCGGTAAATGATTTTATAATAGATGTTTTTTGTGATGTAGAAACGTAGTTTAAATTATCGTTAGCATCAACATTACTAAATTTTGATACTAAAAATAAGTATATATTGTTAGACTGGTTAATTGAATTAAAATTAACTTGATTGAATAATACTCTACTATCATCATTAGGTTTATTTAACCCGATATTTAAAAAATAATTTAAATATGAATCAACATAATCATTATTATTAACAACACTGAATGATTTTAAAACTTGAGAAAAATTACTTTGAAGAAAATTATTATAATCTTGTAAAGTAATTATTCTATTTTGTAGTTGGAAATTTTTAGATGCATTATTTCTAATACTTTCAACACCTTCTTTTTCCACCGGTTCAGTAGATTGTAAACTATTGGAAAAATTTAAATTTTGTATTTGCTCTTGTGTTACAAAGTTAAAAGTGTTATTAAAAATATTACTGCTAATTAATTCAAATCTTGGCGTTATATATAAATTTAATTTATTACCATCCAAAACACCAGGTGATACAATACCGGTTTCACCAGAACTTTGAATATAATATATTAAAATACTATCACCTGCATTTAATTTTTTACCAAAAACCCCATTACCGAATTTAAATTCATATAAACCATTTTCGTTTAATCTTTTTTCATACGCGTTTGAATCTGGCCCTTCTAAAAATAAATTTGTCGTTTCATTGAATTCGGTTATTGCATTCGTGTCAGCATCTTGAATATAAATATCAATTGAATCACTGTCAATGTTTATATCTATATTTTCATCTTCACTTCTAACTGATAATATAACCTTTTCAAAATCTTCCCCTAGAGCTAAAACTTGAGGATATTCAAAATATTGACCTTCGCGAAGTAAATTTTCACTTGAAAAATTAGTTAATGATTGATCACCTGCTACAGTTTTATTAAAAGTACTATCATCAACAAATGAATAATAATTACCCCCTGCAACAAAATAACTATATCTTTTAATCGTATAAGCATCAACTGGTAACTGACTAGTAGCAACCAAATCAAATGAAAGTAACGACGTTTGATAACCTTTAGGTTTGTAGTCAATTAATTTAACTATCCTATTCATGTTTTCATATATATTAGTATCTGTAAACATTGATTCTGCAGAAGTTTGATTGAGGTAAAACAATAATAAATGGTAGCTATACGCAATAACATCGATTATCGACGACATGTTACTACCTTCAAAATTTTGATCCGTATATACCCCTCCCTGATTGAGTCTCGTTTGAATCAATTCTTTTAAAGATTTCGCATCAAAAGCAGTGTAATCGTCTCTTGATAAATTGAAATCAGTTAAATTTTTAGTCGCCATAAATATATTTAATTAGTAAGTATAAAAACCAGATTTGTTTAATCTACCTTTTAAATTTAATTTTCTATTATCAAACTCAGGTATAGTAATTTCAAGATTTATTTCATATTCTTGTTTTTCGATATCTGCAATAACCTCTACCAAATTAATATTAATTCGGGATTCGAAGCCTATTATAGAGTTACTAATTGTTTCACCTATTGTTGTACCTCTTGCTTTCGATACTGGAAGAAATAATAAATCTCCAAAATTCATTCCAAACTCAGGGTTTAAAATCTTTTGACCTGGAAAAGTAGTAATTAAATTAATTAGTGAATTCTTTATTGCTTCAAAATTGGTAGAAGTATTTAAGTCTTTCAAATTTTTTGGACTTTCAGCATTATCCCCTTTGACTATACCAGTTGACATGTTTAATGAAAGATCTCTGTATATAACATTTTCAGACTGATCCCTTACAGGTTCAAAAATATTAAGATTAATAGGCATAAGAATATTTAATTAGTAAATGGTGCAGCAATAGTAGTTGTGTTAGTTGTATCAATAAAATTATATATAGTATTATTTTTATCTACTAAATTACAAATATAATTGTCTGAATTTGTTTTTTGACTATTTAAAGTTTTAAAATTTAGTAAATTCAAATTTGTTACTATTTTAAATAAAACTAAATTGACAGTAGCCGTTTTACCATTTTCATAATAAAATATTATCGAACCATCTGAAGACAAACTACCATCAAAAGACGTATATCGATGAGTAAAATTATCTAATTTTAAATCACCTGAAGGTAAAAATTTAGAATAAAGAATATCTGATGTACCGTCTCCATAATTAATTTCAGCTTTATATAAACTTATTCCATTAGAACTTTGTGTAATATTATCTAAAATAAAATTAGCATCTACGTCTCCTGAATAAGCTATAGTTAACGATGTGGATGTATTAGAGCTTGGAAATGATATACTTGGAATAGTAATATTCTTATTACTGTGTAGTAAATTTATATTACCCGCAGCTTGGGATTTATCTAATACTGTTTGTATTGACACTGGTATACTATTATCATTATAATTAGTATAAAAATTATTTTTATTAACAATAACTTTATTATTAATAATTTTAAAGTTTAAATAGTGTATACAAAAGCTATCTTTAGCGTCGTTGATATTTTCCCGAATAAAAGTTGTAGTTAATAAGAATGAATTATCATAACTATTAAAAGCTAAATTACTATTATCTATTCTTTTAGCTGATATAGCATTATCAAATGTAAAGGTTTCGAAAAAATAACTTGATGTTTCATTATTTCTCGTACTAACCTCTTCAATTATTTTTTTACCTGTATCATACTTAAACAATTCAAAGTAAAAACTATTATTTTTTGGAGAATTTAAATTATTGAGATTGATATTAAATTTATAAATTGAATTATTATGGTAACAATCAGGGGTTATAAATGATATATCGGTATCGTCTTTTTTAATAATTAAAGGTGAAGATGTCTGTTCTATGTAATTACCATCATATTTAAATGTATCAATAATTGAAAAAGAACTTAAGTCTATACTAATTGTATCATCATATATATTAATATCAGATATATTATTATTTAAAATTTCATTATATAATTTTGTATTAAATTTAAACTTATCATATATTAGACTAAAGTTAGATGCAGTTAATGGTGTTAATGCCTTTGTTACAGCATCTTTAATATAAATTTCTTTAAAAGAATAAATTTTATCTGATAACCCTGATAACCCTTCTATTTCACCATATCTATTTTCTGATATATCTACCGTATTTCCTGATTGGAAAATCGTCTTATCATCTACAACTGTTATATCAGAGGTATTTTTTATAACCCCTTTATTCGGTATTATTTGAATATATTCGTTACCATAAATATCAGTTTCTATTTTATCAACCGATCCATAATTTGTCAAATCAGTAATTGAATCTGGAAAAGTACCATCATTAGTAATATTGATTCGTCTATTTTGAACTGATTGATAAGAATGAAAATAATGATTTCTTTCATTAGCTTTAACTGTTTTTCTTGAAGATGAGGATGAAATATTTTTATAGCTACTTTCGTCAAAGAAAAAGTTAAAAGGGTTATCTCTTTTTGTATTACTTAAATTAACAATATCACCATATTGATTAGGGTCAGGAAATACATATACAAAATTATCTTTTAATTCCTTTTTAATTTTAGTTATATATTCCCCATCTACTCTTAATATAGAAAATTTAGTAGGGTTAAAAAACAGACCAATACTTCTTTCATATTTCGATGGTAAATTTTCTTTTGCTAAAGTTGAGGGGAAATTAATATTAAATAAATTTTTTGCTTTATTTTTTGCTTCAAATAGTTTACCTGAAACATATTCAGTTTCAGTAGTACTTAAATAAAAGTAATCAGTACCTACTAAATGCTCGGCCAATTCAGCTTCAAATAAAACTCTATAAGTATCAGATTTATTTGTAATTTTATAGTCTATAAAATCATCTCGTTGTAAAAAATTAGTGTTAACTTCATTAAACTCTACTACTAATTTATATGGGTTAAGTTCAATTAAAGTAATATTATTACTATTTAAAACTTCAATTAAAGCTTTATCAATATCTAGGAATGCATTAGTATTGATATCATTAGTCAAGTAAGTCTCATTTGCAGCTACTGATTCCGGGTTAATATCAAAATAATCATTATAATTATCATACCCCAATTCTATATCAACTCTTAATGATGATAATGGTATTATATTACCTGTATAATCAGGACTATTAAAAAAGTTTACTATATTATTTCTAATTTGATCCTTTACACTTATATTACTACCTTTACTTTGTTTTTCTCTTAAATCCCTTTGAAAAGAGTTTCTTTTATCTCTATAGTAATTTAAAATTTCAACTATTTTGTTTCTATAGAATGGTATTATTTTAGTTAAAGAACCATTATCAAATAAATCTACCGTATTAAAAAATCTTCTTTGCTCTTGAGTGGAATATTTTAAAGTTAAATCATTGAAAAAATTTAGATAAATTGCTTTTATATTTAAAGCATTATTTTTATTATTATCAAAGTCAGTTTCTTTCCATTTTTCTAAATATTTTTTATATTGAGTAAAATTTTCTGCATCGTTATTATCGATAACCTTTACATAGTTAAGATATTCAATAAAGGTAAATGGTTTATCTATATCAAATTTTTTATCAGTTAACGTATTTGTTATACTATTATTAACTTTATATTCTGTAAATTTAATCATCTTCTATTATATTTAATACGTATCAATAACTATCAAATTAACCAAAACTACCACCATATCCAGCTGATGTCTCCCCGTAAGTAGTTGTATTATAACTGCCACCTTCGAAAGCTGCTTCAGTTCCTTCATCTCCGAGACCTCCCTTTGGAGCTTCGTTATTAACTTTGATACCTGACTTCAAAGTGTTAAACTGTGGAGAAGCAACAACTCTACTCTCACTATTTATACCTTGGTTTTTTGCAGAGTTACGAGTACTCTCATTAGAATCGGTCAATGTTAATGGTAAATTTTCAAACGTATGAGTATGTGGGTAAGTAGTAATAGTATCTGGCACTGGTATACCTCCCTGCGTACCACCATAAACAGGTACGGTAGCAGCTCCGCCTGGGTCTGTCCAATAATAATTAACATAACCAATAATAGCTCCTTGCACTGTTTGACCAAGAGTTTGGGTCGTATTGGTTACTTGAGTTTCCGACGGGGCAGTAACATGTTGTAGATATGTTTCACCTTCTACTGATAAACCTCCTCCGATAACAACATTATTTTTAACCCCTAAACTACTATCTACCAACACCTGTCTTTGTCTTTTATTTCGCAATCTTAAAATTTCCGCACTAATATTAACTACTTTACCGTCAATGTTTACTTCATTTTCTGAACCAACATTAACTTGCTGCCCTGCAATATTTGTAATACTACCTGATATATTAGTTGGACCATAAGATTTTAAATTAATACCACCGGCTCCAACCATTACGTTATATCTATTATTAACGTTTAAATTATATGTACCACCGGGTAAATCTTGAACATCGACATATTCAAGTAAAGGTCCAGAATCACTATTAACATATGTAGCTTCACTACCTACTAAAACTTCATTCGATAATAATTTACCAATAGGGTCGAGTCTAATACTACCGTAATCATTCATCACAGTACCTATATTTTCTAATTTATTCTTACTGATCTCTATTATTTCGCTACCACCAAGACCAAAATCTCTTTCTTTAATCATTAGGTCGGTTTGAATATCTAATATGTCCTGACTTAAATTTTTATCTTCTGGAGCCCAATTACCGTCTTGAGTTGAAGGACTTTTACCTTTTCCATTTGCAAATCCTTTTCCAGCTTCACCAGGCCAATTTTCGTCAGAAGTTCCTATCTTTTGATTAGCACCACTTTTTTGTAAATTAGCAGAATTTGTCTGTAATACTTTTAAGTTATCGTCGTATATGGGTGCTAAACCTCCTTGTAGAGAACCTGATATATTCAACGCAGGGAAACCTGTACTTTCAAACGTGTTTGCATTATTAACTGCAAGATATTTATTTACTTTCGTGACAATAAAATCAGAAAAAGAACCTGATCTTTTTTGATTAATACTATTAACCCTTAAAATAATATCACCATTAGATTTAACATTATTATTACTAGCTCTTTTGATATCGAATAGTTGCTTTTTATCTTGTATGGCTCCATATGCTTGTTTCCAATCATCAAAAAATTGTTCATTTAAGTTACCAATTTTTTTATACTTATCTCTTAAAATTACTTCATCATAATTTTTACCAGTAAATTCGTTTTTAAAACCTTTTACGGTACTATATTCATCGTTTAAAACTAATTTTTGATTATTTTTCGTAGCTAGTTCTGAATTAGTATTATTATTAAATGCCTTAAATGAACCTGAATAATGAGTAAGCTTAATTTTTTCATTATGATCAGTATTGTTTATTTCAAAAGTACCACCTTTTTGATTTAATACATATTTATTTCTATAGGTGGTTACATTGTAATCTTCTTCCGTCGAACTGGGGTCGTAGTTTTCAAATTTACCCGGGTAATCAACTTCATTATCATATATACCTTGCCAATCATCTTTACCAAATGATGTACCTATTAAAACAGGGAATTGTGTATTACCATCTCTAAAAAATACATAGACGTGTGAACCAACACTTGGAATACCGAATGAGCCTTTTGCTTTATTAGAGTATGTATTTGGCTTATAATTAAAAGAATAAGGGTTTATATTATTAACGTTATTGCTATTATCATTAAAAGCGTCATTTAATCTAAAACTACTTTGATCATATATTTCACCAGTGGAAGCAGAACTATTCGCACTTAAATTTGCATATGTATTAGTATCTGATACAGTTGCTATATTAGCATAGTTATTATACCTTTTAGATGTATTTTCACTAGTTAATGGGCAACTAACTTCAGCCCATGGTAAAATAACTTTTAATTTATCCATTATCGGTTGAAGTTGACCATCTATAGATTTGAAGAATTTATCTGTATTATCTTGTACCCAATTTTCATATACAGTAGGTGATAGATGAGGTACAAATACTTTAACCCTTCCTCTTTTTTGAGGGTCGTTATTTTGAACTACTATACCCAAATATATACTATTAAATTCCTTTTCCATATTATCTTTATATTTAAATTAACAATTAACAATTACAATGTTACACTGCATTAAAATCAGTATCTAAAATTAAATTATTTATTTTATCCGTGTAACCTAATACTTCACCGGTATCAGGGTCTATCATTTCTTCAAGCCCGTTCGCCGCGATCCCTCGATCCACAAAGGTTACAGTTTCTGTAGATTCAAAATCATCATTTAAAAATTCTAAATAATTTAAAGTTTCTTCTTCTTTATTA